CTATATGCGCTTAAGGATGACGGTAAGAGCCGAGGACAGCCACGGAACGTGAATCCAAATGGATTTGCAAACTTCAAACAGACAGATCATTCTGAGCAGCTTGGACAGCTTGAGAAGATGCTGGCTGATGAGCTGAATAATAAATAACACACGAAAGGAGCCGAACCTCCGGCCGGGGTAATGCTATAGCGGGTTCCTGAGAAGTGAATGAACGAAGACTTAATAACGAGAATTTTTGGAGAGGACGGCGAACTTGACAGCCCGGACGAGGGCTTAGAGGAATACAAGAAGCGCAAGAAAGAAGCCAGGGAGAAAATGATAATGCTCCAGAGCCAGCCGTATGAAGTTAAGGTGCGGCGTTCCAGGCTTAGAGCTGAAGAGTTCATGGAGCAGATGCGGATACGAGACAAAACGGCTCATGTGAGTGTTGGCGGTCTTGACAGTATTACATTACACGTATTCCTGAAGTCGATAGGAATTAATGTTCCAGCGGTATCAGTGTCATCTCTGGAAGATAAGAGTATACAGCGAGTACATAAAGCTCTTGGAGTGACAATCCTGAACCCACTCAAGACAAAAGTTGAGGTACTCAATGAAGTTGGGTTCCCGGTTATCAGCAAGAGAATAGCGGGAAAGATAGCGCTGCTTCAGAATCCGACTGAAAACAATAAGACAGTTCGACATGCAATAATCACAGGCGAATGTGGAGAGCTTGGACACTTCCAGAAGAACAGCCGCATGAAGTTGCCACAGAAGTGGCTTAACCTGTTCGGAGGATATGAGAACGAGAATGAAGGTGTTATGTATTACAAGCCAAATTTCAAGGTGTCAAATGATTGTTGCTATTGGCTGAAAGAGAAGCCATGCGATGACTGGGCTAAGGCTCATTCAAGCTATCCGTTCCTTGGCATGATGGCATCTGAGGGTGGACAGAGAGAAGAAGCTCTCACAGACCATGGATGCAATTACTATGGCAAGACAGTAATGAGATCAGCGCCATTTGCACCATACCTCAGAAATGACATATTGAGACTTGCTCAGGAGATGGACACTTGGTATCACGCACATACAGATGTGTTTGCAAAGCTTTATTATGAGCAGCCATACAGTAAGGATAAGGCTGGTAACACAATACCTTATGAACCGGTTGAGACAATCATACCAGCTATATATGGACGGATAGAGGATGACGGACACGGAAATCTCAGAACGACAGGAGCACAGAGGACAGGCTGCAGTATGTGCGGTTTCGGAATCCACATGGAAGAACGACCACACAGGTTTGACAGGCTCAGAGAGCGAAATCCCAAAGAATGGGAGTTTTACATGTATAGATGCTGCACGGATCCAGAGACAGGAGAAAAGTTCGGCTGGGGAAGAGTCCTGGACTATATCGGAGTGCCGTGGGAAGATGTACCGGCGGTACAGATGAGCATATATGATTACCCGGAGGTGCTGCCATGATAAACGGAGAACTTATTGTTGATAACTTTGCTGGAGGTGGTGGAGCATCAACAGGAATTGAGATGGCTACAGGGTACAGCGTTGATATAGCTATCAACCATGACCCGGAAGCCATCAGGATGCATAAGGTCAATCATCCAAACACAAAGCACTACTGTGAGAACGTGTGGGCGGTTGATCCTGTGAAAGCCTGTGAGGGGCATCCGGTAGCCCTTGCCTGGTTCTCTCCGGACTGCAAGCATTTCAGTAAGGCCAAGGGTGGAAAACCAAAGGATAAGAACATCAGAGGCCTTGCATGGGTAGCATGCAGATGGGCGGCACTTGTGAGACCGAGAGTGATTATGCTTGAGAATGTCGAAGAGTTCAAGACATGGGGACCGCTCAACAGAGGACATCATCCGATAAGGGCAAAGCAAGGAGATACATTCAGGCAATTTGTAAAGCAGCTCAATGAGCTGGGGTATGAGGTACAGTTCAGAGAGCTCGTGGCGGCAGACTACGGAGCACCGACTAAAAGAAAAAGGTTCTTTATGATCGCAAGGTGTGATGGTGTACCTATCATGTGGCCAAAGCCTACGCATGCACCGGCAGACAGTGAAGAGGTCAAGGCGGGACTGCTCAAGCCTTATGTTGGGGCATATACACAGCTTGATTTCAGCCTGCCATGTCCGAGCATCTTTGATACATCAGAGGAGATCAAGGAGAAGTACGGCATTCGGGCGGTGAGGCCACTTGCACCAAAGACTATGCAGAGGATTGCAAGAGGGCTGAAGAAGTTCGTTCTGGATAATCCAGAGCCGTTTATCATTCAGGGCAATCAGCAATGTTTTATAAGTCCTACACTCATTCAATACCATTCAGAGACCAATTCAGACGAGGTGCGAGGTCAAGGTATAGAGAATCCGATCATGACAGTGGACAGTTCAAACAGATATGGCCTTGTGACTTCGTTCCTTAGCAAGTTTTACAAGACAGGGATAGGACAGGATGAGAGAGAGCCACTGCATACAGTGACAACATCAGCCGGACATTTTGGAGAGGTCAGAGCATTCCTGATTAAATACTACGGAGAGGGTACAGGCCAAGATATAGAACAGCCGCTTGATACAGTGACATCAAGAGACCGGTTCGGTCTTGTAACAATCCAAGGTGTTGAGTATCAGATCGTGGATATTGGTCTCAGAATGCTTGAGCCAAAGGAGCTATATGGATGCCAGGGGTTCCCCGATGATTACATCATAGATCATGACAGCACAGGTAAGACATATTCAAGAAGCGAACAGGTTAAGAGATGTGGAAATGCAGTTTGTCCACCTATACCGGCGGCGATGGTGAGGTCGAATCTTCCGGAGCTTTGTGTAAGGAAGAGGATGCCAAACATGAGGATAGGCGAAGAAGAGAATGGACAGTTATGTTTTGTATAGAGGAGGCTTTTAATATGGCGAAATTTTGGAAAACTAAACGACATGAAGATACGACCGAAAAACGTCAGCTACTTAAAGATGATATAGATTTTTTGGTCAACCTTCAGAGAGAGATGAATACACAAGATCATTTATGTCAGGCTGACCCACGCTATTGGGTAATACGCGACTATAGAAGAATATATGGAGATGAATTGAATAATCCAGATGGTGTTTGTTTGTATGACGAAAATGCGTGTGAGGTCATATATGAAGGAGAAATGCACTGTTTAAGAAGAGACGAAGAGCAAAAAAGTATGATTATCCAGAGCTTGAAGGATGCAGGTAAGTGGACAGAAGAGTTAAAAGATGCCATGGATGATGCATATAGCATTGAAGATCTTGAAGATGCGCTTTATGAATTGGATATCAGCATGAGCTACTATGAAGAATATCCGGTGGATTCTGGTATTTTCTTCACACATGAGGCTGCTGTGCAACATTTGAAGTCAAATGATTATCATTATGGCGCAAAAGCACACACATATGCTGAGACTGCATGGAGATCACGGGAAGAGAGATTGTGGAACATACTGCAAACAGTTGACTGGTCAAAAATACAAATTAAAGCCGAGTAAAAAGGAGAACACATGACAGATTTTAAATTAGAAGCTACATTTAACACCATCTGCCGGCCTGGGCGGGTGGTGAGAATACTCACGAAGAACGGAAAAGAGGAGAATGTCCCTATAAGGGTTTGGAAGCGATGGACAATCATCAAGGTATATAAGCACCATGTACTGATGCAGAGCGAAAAAGGCTACCATGAGAGCTTCAGCAACACAGACATAAGAGAGATGATCAGGAAGGGGGAAATACGATGGAAATAACACCAGAGAGAATAGAGAATTGCAAAACTTGCAAATACAAATATAGAGACGAGTCACAGGAACCATGCGCACACTGCACCAAGAATGCAGTTGACAACTATGAGCCGATGACCAACGGCGACTACATCAGGTCGCTTGGTGATGCGGATCTTGCGCAGATAATCATGTGTCCGAGTGAGGTTGGATTTGACGAGATTGGATTTGACGAGATTGTGTGTCAGATGGGTAAGCAACATTGCATAGAATGTACCCGCAGATGGCTTGAGGCGGAAAGGAAGGTTGAGGAGTGATGGCACAGATTCCAAATGAGATCAAACAGGATCCAAACTGGACAAGGGCACTTGAAATTTCCACGCAGTACAGTGCTGGTAAATATCCAGCTACGTGGGCATTGAACTTTATCAATGAATGGAATGCAGCCGTGGCAAGGCTGAGAAGATAGGAGTGTGGGGATATGACATTAGATGCAGCTATACAACATGCAAAAGAAGTAGCAGTAACACAAAATAATCAAGATTGCATTAAGTGCGCAGAGGAACATGAACAACTTGCAGAATGGCTTGAGGAGCTGAAAGAATATCAGCAGTTAGAGGAACAGGGCAGACTTATCAAGTTGCCTTGCAAGATTGGAGATGATGTATGGTTTGTCCCGAGCCAGGCAAACTATAAACTCAACATACTGAGCCACCACAGCAAAGCAAACAGAGTTTACCATCAAAAAGTTGCAAAAATTACATTTAGCATGAATGGTTGGTATCTGGAATGTGACAAAGATTTGGAATATGCAACAGATCACATTTTAGTAGACAAGATGTACAAGGAGACTTGGTTTCTTACAAAAAACGATGCCGAGGCAAAACTGAAAGAATTGAGAGGTAACCAGAATGGAAAAGTATAAATGCATTAAAGAATTTTATCTCCCAAAATATGACGAGAACGACAGCCCTACTGACGAATATGGAACAATTCACAAAGGAAGCATATATGAGCATGCAGAGGGCTATATAGGTGAATCGGATATACGATTGTATTTAGAAGATGGAGACGATGACTATGGTTATCTTGATATTTCTTATGAAACATTAGAAAAGTATTTTGAAAGAATTGCATAAGCTGAGAGAATTAAGAGGTGGAGAAAATGGCAAATAGAGCATTATTACACATGAACAAATTAAAAGATTTTGAAAGCTGGCTTGAAAAACAGGGATATATGATTTTGCCAACATCTAAAAATCCATATGAAATTTTAAGAGCAAAAAAAGATAAAGATACAGTAATCATCTATCAAAAAAGCGACAGCAAAGAGCATTTATCAATTATGGATAAAGACCATACTTTGATACATAAATTCATAATGGAAAGCAAGCCAAAAACCAACGCCGACAGAATAAGGAATATGTCGGATTACGATTTGGGAGATTTATTGCAGAGCATAAGTTCTGGTGCAGGGAATGGAAGCCCATTTATTTCTCTTTGCATTGATGATAATGAAATAACGATGAATTTTAGTGATATTTATGAATGGCTTCAATCAGAAGCGGAATAGGAGAAAATATGGAAGATAGATATTTATTCAAGGCAAAAACCTGCAATGGGAAATGGGTAAGCGGATTTTTATATTGTAAGGAAAATAAATGGTATATCAGCAATAAAGCAGGGGCACCATTTGCATTTGAAGTGCGACCAGATACTATCTGTCAGTGTACAGGCTTGAAAGATAAGAACGGCAAGCTGATTTGGGAGAATGATATTGTAGAGTTCCAATTTGACAATGAGGATTGTCCATTCCCAAATAAAGACACAAAAAAGCGAAAAGGAAAGGTATTCTTTTCGGATTATCGAGCGAGTTTTTCTATTGCAATGGGGAGACGTGGAAGTAAAAGCTTAAACAACGACGATTTGTTTAAATATATACAGTGTGGGAACAGAGTGAAAGTTATCGGCAACATTTTTGATGATCCAGAATTGATAAAGGAGATTTGAGCAAATGGTTAAAAGAAAACTGTATAAATGGATGTTCAAAAAGATATACTTTAGAATTTGCAATATCGAACAGGGATTTTTCATGGCAGGATACATGGACAGATCAAACGACTGTATCAGATTGGAGAATCTGCTGAATAAATACAAAGAATATATTATTTACTAGAGAGGTGATACATAATGGCATACGCAGGCAAATGCGATAGATGTGGCGGGTTCTATGACCTGCCATTTGAACACGGAGCAGCAATAAGGGCAAGGGTGGTTGATGTGTTCGATGATGCAGTAGAAACAAAGGATTTATGTCCGGATTGCATAGAGGAACTCTGTAACTTTCTTGATGGGGCACAGCTCAATGATCCGCTTGGAGAAAGACAGATAGGGTTTAAGGCTCAGGTAGACCCATATAATCACTTGATGAACAGATTTACCCGGAAGGAGTGAGAGGATGGCAAAATCAGATAGAAAACTACACGAAGCAAGAATGGCGGGTGCTGCATGGCTGATGAATGTCATCAAGACACAGGGCATGGAAGCAGCAGAGAAAGAACTCAAGGCCAGAGGAGCCATGTTTGTTCCGCTTGAGGTCAACCAGAAGCAGCTTGATGAGTCAGTATATAAGATCAAGTTAAATACGATAGACACGATCCTGATTATGTCCTGCATGGTCTTACGTGATGAGTTCGATTTTGGACAGAAGAGGCTTGATAGGTTCTGTGAAAGATTTAATTCAAAGACAGAGGCTATATGTGATGGGGATATCATATGGGATGATTTGATAGAAACGTTGAAAGAAGAAACAGGCTTGGAGTTCGCTATCCGGGAGAACAAGTAGGAGGTGAGGCGGTGAAAGCAAAAGAGTATTTAAGCCAGGTCAAAATGCTTGAAGATCACATGGACAGATTAAGCAATGAATACTTCAAAATGAAAGCGATAGCGATGAATCCGGGTGGATTTGACTATTCAAAGGAAAGAGTACAGACCAGTGCCGTGGCAGATACTATGAGCCGTACAGTTGGAAAGTATGTTGATCTTGAAACTGAGATGAACGAATGTAGAAAAACATTTGAAGATTTCCGAAATAAAGCAGTTCACCAGATGTGTCAGCTGTATAACACAAAACATACAGAGATATTATATCAAAGATATATAAACTATAAGTCATTGAAAGCAATCGCAGACGAAATGGGATACTCTTACGATTGGGTGAGACATGCTCATGGGTGGGCTCTGCAAGAGTTTCAAATGATATGGAATGATTATTTAAAATCTGACACATTCAAAACACATTAAAAGCACAGACACAACACATGGTTTTAGTGTAATATAGACCGTGAAATATTGATTCATAAGGGACATGACCGTTTGCCATTTCGGTTGTGTCCCTTTTCTTATGCCCAGTGGAAAATGTAAACTCCTAAATCGTAAAATGTGAACATGTCGTTATTGATTCTCTCCCCCACTGGGCTATTTTGTTTGAGGTGTGAGATATGAGTAAGATTAAAAGATTCGAGGTTGTGAGACCTGAATATAGTTTTGAATATATACATCCGATACTTGGTAGATTGGCTTTACCAATAGCCATGATAAAGGTGATGGTTAAGTGCACTAAGATATATAAATTCCAGTCAACTATAAATTGGGGTGGAGAGGTAAAGAATGTATGTAAACCGCTGTACAAGATTGTGATCCCGAAGAGAGTGAGAAAGTAACAGAAAGAAGGTGTGACATTATGGCTAAACTTACAGCTAAACAGCAGAGATTCTGTGATGAATACCTGATTGACCTTAATGCCACACAGGCAGCTATAAGGGCGGGGTATTCTTCAAAGTGTGCAAAGCAAATTGCACAGAAAAACATGACTAAAGTTGACCTGCGTGAATATATAGACAATCGACTTGCTGAAAAAGAAAAAGCGTTGATTGCTGATCAAAATGAGGTGTTAAAGTACCTCACAGCAACAATGAGACGAGAAAAGAAAGAATGCATTGTTGTAACGACCAGTGAAGAACGTTCGATGTATGTTCCAGATGATAACGGCACAATGAGAAAACAGACTGTCAAGAAAGAGACACCACAGATCGTGGAGATACCAGCAAGGCTGTCGGATGCCAATAAGGCAGCGGAGCTCCTTGGTAAAGCATATGGCTTATATACCGAGAAGGTGGAGGCTGATGTGGATATGGACCTCAACATCAACATCGACTATGGCGATGATGATGATACCAGCGGTGGTGGTGTTGATTGAATGTTGAAGTAAAAGCAAACCCGGGATTCAAAGAAGTAGATCGGAGCAAAAAACGATATATCGTGATGAAAGGCTCTGCCGGATCTGGGAAGAGTGTTGATACGGCACAGAATTACATACTGAGGCTGATGCAGGACAAGGGCAGAAATCTTGTTGCACTGCGAAAATCTGATATTACCAACCGAGACAGTACATTCGCCGAACTGACCGGATCTCTTTACAAGATATTTGGAGATAAGGCCGATAATTATTGGAAAATCAACAAAAGTCCTCTGAGTCTCACATGTAAAAGTAATGGAAACCAGATTATTTTCCGTGGTATGAATGATGATAGACAGCGTGAAAAGCTGAAGTCAATCACATTTCCAAGAGGTAAGCTCACGGATGTATGGCTTGAAGAGGCAACAGAGTTTACACAGGCAGACCTAGAGATAATAGATGATAGATTGCGTGGAGAGCTACCACCAGGGCAGTTTTACCAGATAAGAATGACCTTCAATCCAGTTAACAAAAACCACTGGATAAAGAAGGTCTTTTTTGATAGATACGATTCCGATGTACTGACACATCACAGTACATACCTGGGGAATCGTTTCATCGATGCGGCATATCACCGCCGTATGGAGCGTAGAAAGGAAGTTGATCCTGAGGGATACCGTATATATGGACTTGGAGAATGGGGCGAGATAGGCGGTCTCATCCTGCACAACTGGGAAGTTGCTGAGGTATCTCAGAACCTCAATGATTATGATGATATCGCAATAGGACAAGACTTTGGATTCAACCATGCCAATGCCATCCTCCTTCTGGGTATCAAGGATGATGATATATACATCCTAGATGAGATATATGTGCATGAGAAAGAGACGGCGGAGATTATTCCGCTGGCGATTCAACATGCTATACCAACGAATAAGACAATGTGGTGTGATTCCGCAGAGCCAGATCGAATCAAGACATGGAAGGGCGCTGGCTATCGTGCAAAGGGTGTTGACAAGGGTGGTTCTGCTGGATCTGTCAAGGCTCAGATAGACTGGCTCAAAGGTGTGGTCGATAAGAATCACATTATACGACGAAGAATATATGTTGCTCCTCATTGTGTAAACACGATCAAGGAGCTGCAACAGTGGAAATGGAAAAAGGATGAAAAGACAGGCGAATATCTTGATGAGCCTGTACCGGTGATGGACGATGCAATGGCAGCTCTTAGGTACGGCATTGAGGGATGGCGTAAGCCTCGTTCATGGCTGTTTTAAATTGACATGAAGGAGATGGAAGAATGCTAACCCCTGACGAGATAAAAGAATTGATAGACAGTGACCGCACATCAGAAAAAAAGCAGTTCGCCCGGACAGGCGAAAGATACTATGACGGCGATCATGACATAAAGAAGTATAGATTGTTCTATTACAATGCGGACGGCGAACTGGTAGAGGACAAGACCAGAAGCAACGTGAAGATACCACATCCATTCTTCACAGAGCTGGTTGACCAGTGCACCCAGTACATCCTATCAGGGGATGGCATTGTAAAGTCCAACGACACTGAACTGCAGAAACACATGGACAAGTATTTCAACAACAATGATGAGTTCATGTCTGAGCTTTCTGACGCTATCACAGATATGCAGGTCAAAGGCTTTGCGTATATGTACGCATACAAGAATGCCAAAGATATGATGTCATTTGCCAATGCTGACAGTATCGGAGTTATTGAGGTCAGAGCCAAGGATACGGATGATGGCTGTGCATACACGATATACCACTATACAGACAGGATAGACAAAGGACACAAGACAATCGAGAGAATACAGGTCTGGGATGATAAGCAGACATATTATTATGTCCAGGTTGATAATGGGACGGTGGTGCTAGATGACACTGAACTAATCAACCCAAAGCCTCATGTACTTTATACAAAGAATAATGGAGATAAGGCCACCTACTTTGATGGATTTGGCTATATTCCATTCTTCCGGCTGGATAACAACAAGAAGCAGTTCTCAAGCCTTAAGCCTGTAAAGCCACTCATAGATGACTATGACCTGATGGCCTCAAGCCTGTCAAACAACCTCATAGACTTTGATTCCCCGCTATATGCTATCAAAGGCTTTCAGGGAGACAACCTGAATGAGCTTCAGACAAACCTCAAAACAAAGAAGATCATAGGTATAGGTGAGGATGGTGACGTAGATGTCAAGACTGTTGATGTACCATATCAGGCACGACAGGCAAAACTGGAGCTTGATGAAAAGAATATATACAGGTTCGGCATGGGGTTGAATACCGCCGGACTCAAGGACACATCAGCCACTACGAATATAGCCATCAAGGCGGCTTATTCTCTCCTTGACCTTAAGGCAAAAAAGATAGAGAAAGCTCTTAGAAAGTTCTTGAGGAGGATAGTAGAGATTGCCATTGACGAGATCAACAAGGCTGAGAACAAGGCATATAAGGCCGAGGATGTTTATTTTGAGTTCGCTCATGAGATTATGAGCAATGCACAGGAAAATGCACAAATAGAACTTACAGAGGCTCAGGTAAGGCAGACAGAGATCAATACAATACTTAATGTTGCAAGCATACTTAATGATGAGACTATTATCAAAGCTATCTGTGATTGGCTTGATATTGATTATGAGGAGATCAAGGACAAGCTGCCTAAGAATGAGGAGGAGAACACGAAAGAGACTCAGAAGGTGCTTGATAACATCAATACAGATGGCGAGAATGGAGGTGGAGCAGATGGAAAATAAAAGATACAAGATAGATTTAGATACAAGAGCGGTGCTGGTGCCGGCTGGTGAGGTCATTGGTGTGTATCATGACAAAGATGTGAACCGACTGACTTTTGAAGTACCAGGAATATATAAAGGTATAGATCTCACAGGTTATCAGATATCAATCAATTACATGAATGAGGAAGAGCAGAAAGATGTGTACCTAGTCAATGAATGTAACATAGCCATGGGCGCAAACGACAAACCGGAGAGTATAACATTTGATTGGGTGGTAGGTGCTACTGCATGTGCGGTACCTGGAACTGTCGGCTTCACTGTATGCTTCAAGAAGCTTGATAGTGAGGGTAACATCATCAACGAGATCAATACCAAACTCACGAGGATGAAAGTCCTTGAAGGATGTGAGGCAGTTGAGAGTGAGATTGAAGAGCGGTATATGACAGATCTTGCAGGACAGCTGTACAAGGAGCTGGACAAAGTAAAAAAACGTGGCAGTGATGTCAAGAAAAGGCTTGCGGCGGTCATCACTGGTAAAGGTGTTGAGACCGCAAGCGGTGATGATTGGGAAGTGGTTATTGATAATGCACAGAAGATATCAACTGGTACATCGAATACACCGATATTAAGCACAACGATGATATCCGGTGTAGTACAGTGCCGAGTGACACATAAAATAGATAACACATTGGATTAAAGGGGGAAGTATATATATGTTGACAAATAATTCCGCAGGGCTTATTAGTGTAAACCTTCAAAGCACCTCAGGCAATTATGTTGTATGTAAAACTACAGAAGGCAAATCAGTCAGTGCAAGTTACTCCTGGCTTAAACAGTTGTTTAGCGCACTATTGCCTTTAAAAAATGTGCCTAGCTCATCCGCAACCGGAGTTTATTTGGTATTAGGAACAGGCACAACACCAGCGACAGTGGCAGATATAAAGCTTGAAAATGTGACAGAGGACTATGAAATTGTCACACAAACAAAGGCTATACCACTGAAATTCTCAAGCTCTATGATAAATATTACAAGGGTTATACAAAACACAGGCAATGCGCCACTAACCATATCAGAGGTTGGATTATATGCGAGCTATGCAAATGCTTTTACAGGAGCAATGATGTTAGCACATGAGGTCATTGAGCCAGTCACATTACAGCCGGGCGAGAAGCATTCATTCACAATGGACTTATGCGTACAGTAGACATAAAACAAGGTTAGATTTTAGCCTTGTTTTTGGGGGTAAAAGATGAATAAAGCACAAAAGCAGGTTGCACAGGCACAATTAAATAGAGAAAAGCAGGCAATCAAAGAACTCAAACAGGTATATCAGCGGGCATTGAGAGATTGTGAGCAGAAGATAAGAGAGCTTTCAGAACGAACTGATATGGAGAATCTGCAGAGCATCATCTATCAGAAACAGTATCAGGAGGCTTTGAAAGCGCAGCTTGAGGGTGTTCTGAGTAACCTGCAGTCTAACTCATATGCAACTGTGTCTGACTACCTGACGAAGTGCTACAGAGACGGATACACAGGCGTCATGTATGACCTGCAAAAGACAGGTATTCCAATCATCATGCCGATAGATCAGGCGGCAGTTGTGAGAGCTATTCAGACGGACAGCAAACTCAGTAAGTTGCTCTACGACAAAATGGGCGAGGATGTGACATACCTCAAGAAAGCGGTCAGAGCAGAGGTGTCAAGAGGCATTGCAAATGGCTCAACGTGGAATGAGGTGGCTGGTAAGCTCTCAAGACACATGGCAAATACTCCATTTCAGAAGGCTTATAACAACTCTATCCGCATTGCGAGGACTGAAGGGCATCGTATACAGGTACAGTCAGCGTTGGACGCTCAGCACGTAGCAAAGAGCAAAGGTGCGGACATAGTAAAGCAGTGGGATTCCACTCTTGATGGCAATACAAGAGATTTGCATAGACTGCTTGATGGACAGATTCGTGAAATAGATGAACCTTTTGAGGTTGGTGGTCGTAAGGTCGAGGCTCCTGGGATGTTTGGAGATCCGGCAGAGGATTGTAATTGCCGGTGCTGCTTATTGCAGAGAGCAAGATGGGCATTGGATGATGATGAGCTTCAAACTCTAAAGGATAGGGCAGCATACTTTGATCTTGACAAGACAAAAGAGTTTGAGGAGTACCAAGAGAAGTATCTAGGGATAACGCAGGAAGATATTGATAATATAAAAAATAGTGTTAAAATAAAGAAAATTGAATTACCGTCAGAAACCGACAATATAAAGGGAATGTCAAATGAAACAAAGCAAGCCATTTGTGATGCATTTGATAAGATAAAAGAAGAATACAATGTACGTATAAACAATATTGATTTAGAAAGTTTAGGTAGTGGCAATGAAAAAGTTCCATTTCAGTATGTTCCAGAGAATGTTGGCGGTTTTTTGAAATACAAACTTGTGTTGAATAAAGATTATGATTTTAATGGGAGTCTAGAAGCATTTTCTGCTAGAATTATGAGAAACCATAATAATAATGTGTTGGCCGCTCAAAATGTTGAAGACTTAATCGCACATGAGATGGCGCATGTACTAACATTTCAAAATTGCGATACATATGGTTTATTTTTACAAATGGAAGAGAAAGTTAGGGAACAGTTTATTAGAGGTGTTTCATTATATGCGGATAGTACGTATGATGGAGCTGAAACAATAGCAGAAGCGTTTGTAAAATATAGACATGGTGAAGAATTGCCAACAAATATTATGAAATTACTAGAAAAATATGTATTAAAGAAGGTAAAGTAATGGTTATTTTTTCTCAGTGTTTGGATTGCAAAAATTTTATAGGAAAAAAAGATAATAATACATTCCATTGCAAAGCATATCCGGATGGAATCCCAGAAGATGTTTTTTGGAATAAAATAAATCACGAAAAAAATATTGATGGCGACAACGGATATAAATTTGAAAGTATTTACGATAGCACTCCGCAGTAGCAGGGTGCTTTTTTAATGCACAAAAATAGGAGGATAAGAGAATGAAGAAGTATGTAGGAACAAAGCAGATTGAAGCAAGACCGATGACAAGAGGCGATTATAACAATTACAGAGGATGGCAGATTCCAGCGGAAGAAAATCCAGCAGATGAAGGCTATCTCGTAAGATATTCAGATGGATATGAGAGCTGGTCACCGGAGAAGCAGTTTAACGAAGCATATAGACCATGTGACAACATGACGTTTGGGATTGCTCTTGAAATGCTCAAGAAGGGCTTCAGAGTTGCAAGAAAGGGTTGGAATGGCAAAGGAATGTTTGTTGTGTTCCAGAAGGGATATCCTGATGGCATACCATGTAACAAGCAGACCGCAGAAGCCTGGGGAATCAGCGAGGGTGACTTATTCAAGTGTAACCCATATCTGCAGATCAGATGTGTTGATGGTTCACATTCTATGTGGGTGCCGAGTATAAATGATTGCCTTGCTGAAGACTGGGTAATAGTTGAGTAAAAAATAATAGTTAATTTAGATCATGATATAAACATGGTCTTTTTTTATGCCCAAAATCGGCTTAAGGCGGTAAAACTGTGACGATAAAATAACTCCGGCAAGAGTGATAACTGCCATGTGTGGCTACGATTAAAGCCAAGAAAGGATGGAACAATGGAATTAAAGGAACTGTTAGGAGAAGAATTGTACAAACAGGTACAGGCGAAGATTGACGAGAAGAACAGCGCAGAGACAGATAAGCTCAAGCATGTAAGATACACAGATCTGTCCGAGGGCAAGTACGTCAGCAAGGAGAAGTATGATTCAGAACTTGACAAGCTCAACACACTGATCACCGGCAAAGACACGGAGATTGGCAATGCAAATAAGCTCATTGAGGAACTTAAGAAAGCCTCTAAGGGTGATGAGGGCATGCAGCAGAAGATATCAACTTACGAGACTGAGAATGCACGGCTTCAGAAAGAGCTTGAGGAGACTAAGGTCAATTCAGCTATCAAGGTGGCTCTGCTTGAGGCTCATGCGGTTGATACTGATTATATGACCTATAAGATCAAGACAGCCCTCAAGGAGAAGAATGAGGAGCTTAAGCTTGATGATGAAGGTCATATCAAAGGTTGGGACAATATGCTCACAGACTTAAAGACACAGTTCCCGGCTCAGTTTACAGCTTCATCCGGCTCAGATGATGGCAAGAGGCACATCATTGAGAATAAGCTGCCAGATGGGAATCAGGGCAATACGAATGCAGAACCTAAGGACTTGGCAGAGGCATTGAGACAGAAATATGAAGGGGACAATACCCAGTAATAAGTAGAAAGGAATGGTGAAAACTATGACAATGACATTAGAGGAAATCAAGAAGGGTATGAGTGATAAGGTATTCTCACAGATCGTGGATATCTTCCTCAGACAGTCAACAATACTTCAGATGCTCACATTTGATGACTGTGTATCAGCATCAGGTGGTGGCTCAACAATGAAGTACAAGTATCTCAGAAAGGTACTTCCAGCAACAGCAGAGTTCAGAAAGATAGGTGGCTCTTACACTGCATCAGCGGCTACTAAGCAGGAGTGCGAGGCTAATCTTGCAATCATGGGCGGAGCTGTTCAGATGGACAGAGTGCTCAACAGGGTAGCAGGTAACTTTGACAATATGGCATATCAGATAGAGGAGCATATCAAGGCAGTGGTAAACCTCTTCCACTATACACTGATCAATGGTGATGCAACTACAACAGCATCAACTGATCACCCTGAGTTCCAGGGACTTGATTCCATGCTCGCAGGAACAACGACAGAATACGGTACAGACAAGGCTATTGATCTGTCATCTATCACAGCGATCAAGTCTAATGCTGATGAGTTCTATGAGGCACTGAGCCTTCTTGTCAAGACCACAGATGCTGATGCGGTGCTCACTAACACAGAGATGATCACCAAGATTCAGACAGTGGCTCGTATCCTTGGATACAAGACAGAGAGTGAGGAAGCATTCGGAAAGCGTGTCACTACTATTGATGGTGTCAAGCTTGTTGATATGCAGGACTATTACACTGTAAGCGGCGGCTCTGCAACTGCTGGCCATGTTGTCAAGAAGGGACTTTCAAGAACCATCGCAAAGGAGAGTTCGGCAACAACAGGTCTTACAGACGTCTATGCAGTCAAATTCGATGTTAATGATGGATTCCACGGAATCAGTCTGAATGGTGGTTCTGTAATCGATCAGTATCTTCCAAACTTCAACGAGCCTGGTACAGTCAAGGATGCCGAGGTTGAGATGATCGCAGCTACAGTCCTCAAGAATACACAGCATGCAGGTGTACTCAGAAATATCAAGATTGCATAAGGAAGGATGGGTGATTGAATATGGCAACAAAGGAAACGAAGACAGCAAATCAGACAAGCGAAGTTATTGAGCCTGTAGTGGCAGAGTCAAAGACAGAGAGTGAGCCTACAGGCTGGATAGTATCTGTTAATAATAGCGCTGCTTACTGTGGAATTGGCGCCGGTGGTGTCCAGTTCGCAAACGGAAAGGCAGAGATTACATCTAAGCGTATGGCAGATTGGTTCATGGAGCATGACGGATATACTGTTATCCCTAAGAAGTAAGGCGGTGGTCATATGATCATGACTGTCGATGAACTTAAGAAGTATGTAAACACCGAGGAGAAAGATTCAGTGCTTGAGGCTAAGCTTCAGGCACTGGAACTCCTGATCAGAAAATATACAAATAATAATTATCAGGACAGGAACAGGCGGTTTGTGGCTCCTGTGGACGCTGTGACAGGCTTTCAGTATGCATCTGAGCTGTTCAAGGTTGGCGACACTATACAGGTGTCAGAGTCACGCTACAACGATGGCTTGTACACCATCAAAGCTGTGGATATGGACAATGGGCATATAGAGGTGAATGAGGAGCTTGTAAGCGAACCGGTCGCCATGGTGACAAAGGTGGTATATCCGATGGATATCAAGCTGGGAGTTGCAAACATGCTTTCATGGGACCTGAACAACCGGGATAAGGTCGGTGTACAGTCTGAGACCATCAGTAGGCATTCTGTGACCTATTTCAACATGGATGGTGATAATTCCCTCATGGGATATCCAAAGTCACTGCTTGGCTTTTTAAAGCCATACATGAAAGCGAGGTTTTGAACATGAGAGGAATAGGCGGAAATGCAGTTGCAGATATACAGGTCAAGAGCATAACCAGAAACGAGATAGGTGAACAGGAAGCTGCATGGGTGTCAGAAGATACCCTGACCGGCTGGCTTGACCTCTCAGGCGGTGACAGTAAGTACACAACATATAATGCCAAGGTGCAGGAATCAACGCACATGTTCATAGCTGATTATAAACGTCTCAGTGACATGATCAAGGCTGAGAACAGCCGTATGGTGGTTAATGGTCAGGTATATGACATCATGCTGATAGATGATCCGATGGGGATGCATGAGCAGCTTGAGATATATCTGAAGTACACAGGAGGGCAGTAATGGGAAATGTGGAGTTCACAGACAACAGAATAAAGGTTGAGGCGGCTCTGGATGATGCTGTTATTGCCTTTCTGTACGAAGCTGCCGGAGAGGTCGAGGCTCAGACGAAGAGAGCACAGACGAGAGTAGACACAGGACAGACAAAAGGTGCATGGACGCATCATGTAGATGAAGATAAGGGCGAGGCGGTTATTGGTAATCCTCTTGAAAATGCTATCTGGGAAGAATACGGCACAGGTGAATACGCTCTGAAGGGCAATGGACGCAAAAAGCCGTGGGTTTATAAGGATGAGCGTGGTGACTGGCACACAACTCATGGTAAAAAACCTCTCAGACCTTTACAGAAAGCCTTCGACAAGACAAAGGGCAAGATCATCAGGCGACTTGGCTCTATTCTCAATCAGACGTTCAGTGAGTAAGGCGGTGATGACGAATGACGACAGAGACATTATCATATATCAATAGCGTACTCACAGATGAGCTTGAGATTCCATACGCATTCATGGAGTGGCAGGATGACCCACCAGAGGCATACTTTGTTGGTGAATATTCTGAAGGTGATACACCTGAGGAAGATGGATGTCAGGAAATAACATTCATCATAGATGGATTCACAAGAGGCTCGTGGTTCAGCCTGGAGAAGTACAAGCAGAAGATAGAACAGAATATTGAACGGACGGCAATTCTTGCAAGTGGTGCGGGGGTTGCCGTTTTTTATGGGAATGCGTCACCGATTCCAACAGGGGATGCAGACCTCAAACGTATACAGATCAATTTGACTATTAAAGAATATAAGAATGGAAGGTGATTATATCATGGCAGATACATTAACTTATGAAGAGTTTAAGTCATCCGGTATCACAGACAAGACACCGAAGAACATTGTGTTTGGTGCCGGAACGATTCACAAAGGGCTCAGGTATGACGCATCAAAAAAGACATGGAACTTTGCTGAGTCTTTGATCGGTGCAACATCCGGCGGTACAAAGCTGTCAATCAAGCCTGAGCTCAAGGATATAGAGGTCGATGGTGCATCAGTTAAGGTTAAGGAGTTGGCAGTTAAGACAGGCGAGACAGCGCAGATGGATACTAACATGGTGGAGTTGTCGCCTGAGACGATCAAGATGGCTATTATCGGACAGAATGGCACATCAACAGCGGAAGGGTACGATGTGATCGAATCCAAGGCAAGAATTGAAAAGGATGATTACATTGAGAACTTCGGATATATTGGAAGATTCTTAGATGGTCGTCCTGTTATCGTGATCTTTGACAATGCGCTCTGTACATCAGGCCTTGAGATAGAGGGCAAGAACAAAGAGAATGGCACATTTGCGCTGACTGTTGAGTGCTATGCGGATCTGTCACCGGCAGCTGATACATTGCCATACCACATCTATTTGCCTACCGGCACGACAACGGAGCAGGTTCAGCAGTCTATAGATTCCAGTACAGAAGTAACAGACTAATTGACATAGAAAAGGAGAGATAATCATGGGAACAACCGAGATAAAAAAGAATAAAGATGTAGTAGAGAATACCGAAGTAGTAGAAGATGCCGAGGCAACAGAAGATGTGCAGGAGATCAAGCCATATACACTTAGAAATCCCAAAGCAACAGATATCGCTTCATTCCTGAAGCTGTTCAGTAAGCTGGGGGTAAAGGACTTCAAAGACTCGTTCAGCGGCAATGGGTTCAAAGAGCTTATTGCGAAGGAACGTGAGAAGGCTTCTGGTGATGGTGAGGACAATGAGGATGCATCGAGGTTCCTTGAGAATGTGGGTATTGGTCTTGCATTCGAGCTTGTAGATGTGATCCTGACAAAGCTGTCAGACTGTCAGCGTGAGGTATTTGTCTGCCTGTCACACCAGTCAGGTATGACAGTGGATGAGGTAGCAGATCTTGACCTCTCTGTGTTCACACAGATGTTATATGATGCGGTCACACTTCCGGGCTTTGCGGATTTTATCAAGGTTGTTTCAAGATTGTTCGAGAAGAGACAGTAGGCTATCTCAAGTTCATGGATCTGATATTTCACAGATATGCGGATCCGTACACTCTGCTTGATACGATGATAGACAATCAGAGCTTTGATGAGTTTGTATGCACGTTTGTGCGTCTTGACGATGATGACAAGCTCTGGGATATGTATATCCATAAGTGCTGGGAGAACATATCATTTAATGACTTCAAGGCAAGGCTGTACGGCACATCAGGTGGCGGTTCACAGCCAGTCAGATCAGGGGCATTTGAGAGTAGAGGCGAGCTTGAAGCAACCATAAAGGATTCTATATCAATTATAGAAAATTTCAAACCATAGGGGCACACAGAACGTGTGTCTCTATTTTTTTATTATCGAGGAAAGGGGGTAGACCCTTTTGGAAGTATTTAAGATACTGGGAAAGATTGCCATAAAAAATGATGAGGCTAAGAAAAGCTTAAATGAGACAAGTGAAACTGCTGAGAAGACGCAAAGTAAGCTGAGTAGGATATTCCAGTCTATAGGCAGAAGTGCTATAAAAAACAACTCGGAGATATCGGAAAGCAATGCTAATACAGGTAAAAGCTTGTCACAAATAGCAGCCGAATCAGGAAAGACAGTCAACCAGTTAAAAAGTGATGTGGGAAAAGCTGCAGCAGAGTATAGAAAACAGGGGATGAGTGCATCTGAAGCTATGAAGAAAGCCTATGCAGACATTGGATATGTAGCTGGCGAGACGCACAAGAAGGTAGACAAGCACCTTGATAAGACTGGAAAGAAGACAGTGGATATCAAGGCTAAAATGAAATCAATGTTTTCAGCCATAGGTAAAGGTGCTCTTACATCAGTAAAAGCACTAGCTAAAGTATCAGTAGCGGCGGCTAAGATTGGAGTAGTCGCAGCTACCATTGTGGCGACTGGTTTAACTGCGATGACAAAGAGTGCTGTAGAGCAGTATGCGGACTACGAGCAGCTTGTCGGTGGTGTTGAGACACTGTTCAAGGACAGCTCAGATAAGGTTGTTGAGTATGCGAATAATGCATATAAGACGGCGGGATTGTCAGCGAACGAGTATATGGATACTGTAACGAGCTTTTCAGCGTCATTACTACAAGGCCTTGAAGGTGATACAGCGCAGGCTGCCGAGTATGCGAATCTGGCCATAACAGACATGTCAGATAATGCCAATAAGATGGGCACCAGTATGGAGATGATTCAGAACGCATATCAGGGCTTTGCAAAGCAAAACTACACCATGCTTGATAACCTCAAGCTTGGTTATGGTGGTACTGCATCTGAGATGGCAAGGCTTATCAATGATTCTGGTGTACTTGGTGATACCATGACCGTGACAGCAGATAACGTCAACAGTGTATCATTCGATAAGATGATTGAGGCTATTCATGTTGTGCAGACTAACATGGATATAACAGGCACTACCGCAAAAGAAGCAGCCACGACAATACAGGGATCCATCGGCATGGTGAAGTCCGCATGGGCTAATCTGCTCATAGGTATGGCAGACCCATCTCAGGATATGGGAGTGCTGATGAATAACCTTGTTGATTCGGCTATGGCTGTAGCAGATAATCTTGTTCCAAGGATAGCCGATACACTGCCGAGGGTGGTTACAGGGCTGTCTCAGCTGACTCAGAAACTGGCACCATACATACCGCATCTTATTGAGCAGTTACTGCCATCGTTGATACAGGGAGCGACATCGTTGTTGTCTGAGGTGGTCAATAATCTGCCCGGAATACTTGAGACATTACTGCCCGGCATAGGTGGGGAATTGGGACAGTCGATATCAACCGCTCTAAATTCTGTTTTTAGCACTCTGACATCGATTTTACCATCGATTCTGCAGTTGGTTGGACCTGTGCTGACAACACTGTCAACACTGCTTAATCTGCTTTTACCACCGATGATGCAGATTATTCAGGCGGTTTTACCGCCACTTACGAATCTGATCAATATTCTTTTGCCGCCGGTGACTCAGATTATTCAATCTTTACTGCCTGTTTTGATGGCTATTTTGCAGCCTATACTTGAATTGTTACAGCCGTTTTTGGCTATGTTGACACCGATTATCGACTTGGTAATGCAGGTAGTCACGCCACTGACAGATCTTATCAATATGATATTACCACCACTGGCGGAAATACTTTCGATGCTGATGGAAGATTATCTAAATGTGCTGAAACCAATCCTTGAATGGTATTGTAAGATGCTTTCAGGAACGCTTAAAGCTGCCATCAAGTTGATAGTTACAGTGATCAATAACTGTAAAGAATCATTTGCTGCAGCTTGGCGGGGAATCAAGAAAGCATGGAACGCGGCACCAGAGTTTTTTAGTAATATAGGATCCAATATAAAAGGTGCATTTGCATATGTAGGCACATGGTTCAGTGATATATTCAGCAAGGCATATAATGGGGTTAAGAATAAATTTTCTCCGATAGTGAACTTCTTCTCAGAAACATGGCAGAAGATCAAGAACATATTTAGCAAGGTCGGAACAGCAATAGCGGACGGCCTGAAAGGTGCTGTGACATCAGCAGTCAATGCGATACTTAGTAAAGCTACAGGGATTATCAATGGCTTTATCCGGGCAATTAACTCGGCGATATCTATCTTGAATAAGATACCAAAAGTATCAATATCAAGAATAGATGAGCTTGATGCCCCGCAGCTTGCTGAAGGTGGTGTGCTTAAGCGTGGTCAGGTCGGTATCCTTGAGGGTAATGGAGCTGAGGCTGTAGTGCCACTTGAGAAGAATACTGGCTGGATTAAGAAGGTAGCTGAGGACATGGCAGAGGCTACAGGTGGAGCAGTGACTGGTGATTCGGAATCACTGAAGGTACTTTATAAGATACTGGAGATTATAAGACACATAGATGACAACATGTATGAGTGGATACTGACAGCTCTTACAGAGGGTGTGAGATTGAAACTTGACGGCAGAGAGTTTGGAAGGATGGTGAAGGCGAATGCTTGAACAGCTTAGATATGTGAATCACTTAGGTGAGACTATAGAGTTCGGGAAGAAGGGTATCTTTGCCAACTCAAACGATCTCAGAAACTACGAATATACATACGATAGCAGCAGGAACCGTGCCGAAAATTTCAGAACAGGGGTGGTCTCAAAGACCATCCCTGTTGTTATATCGGCAGAAAGTAAGAAGAAGTGTATCGATCTTAAGAATAGACTGTATGAAGTCTGTGAAAAAGACATCATAGCAGAACAGAAAGGGAAGCTCTATATAGGTGATTACTATCTTGAATGCTATGTGTTTAGTTCGGCGAAGAGCAATTATCTTGACGTGGCTACATCGATGAATCTGTCACTTAAAGTAGTAACAGATGGTGGCAGATGGATGAAGGAAGAGTTGCACAACTATAAGCATGTACCAGATAAGTTTATTGAAGGTAAAGGCTATGAGTATTGTTATGAATATGATTACAACTCAATTTCTGACAATATCAGTAAGCTTGAGGTGGACGACTTCAGAAACTGTGATTTTGTACTCAGCATACATAGTGGTGCTGTTAATCCAGTCATATATGTTGACAATCATTACTACAGCGTTAGGTGTGTTGTTGGCGATGGAGATAAGATCGTTATTAATTCTGCAGAGCTTACGATAACTCTTGTGAAAGCAGATGGAACCCGGGAAAACATGTTCAGATACAGGGACAAGCAAAGCGATGTGTTTGAAAAGATATCCCCCGGGAATCATCGTGTGATGTGGAATGGAAGCTTTGATTTTGATTTAAGTGTAATACATGAGAGAGGTGAACCAAAATGGACATAAGGTTGATATACACTGATGCAGACAGGGTAGAACAGGGATATCTCAGGAACTTCAGCGCAGATGTGGATGTTGCAAAGGATAAGGATTTTGAGATAACTGTAGCTAGGGATAATAACATTCTGCGAGGTGGCTCATGGTGGTATATCAACAACACAGAATACGGTGGCATAGTTGATAATGTTGGAGTTGTTACTGCAGACAGGGAGATTAGGTATACGGGCCGGAATCTCAGAGGCATACTTTGCGACAAGATTATTGAGCCACCGAATGGCGAAGACTACAGAATCGTAACAGGTGATGCAGTTACAGTGATCAATAAGCTCATTGAAGTGGCTGGACTTAGCAGCATATACAGAATGACAGGCGAATCATGGAATGTACAATCATTTCAGTTCAACAGATATGTGAGTCTCTATGATGGCATATGTGCGCTGTTGAGCACCCAGAACAGGGTCCTCAGGCTTGTGGTTAAAGATGGATATGTGACTATGAGTAGTGCGGTGCCTTACGATTATACAGAGGATAAGGATTGTATGAGATCGGATATCAACTACAATATCACACAGGTCAAGAATGGATATAATCATCTTATCTGCCTTGGTCAAGGCGAGCTCAAAGACCGTCAGGTGCTGCACTTGTACGTTGATAAGGTGGGAAATATCACTGATACGCAGACATATAAAGGCTTGGAAGAACGCACAGCAATATATGACTATAGTTCGGCAGCAAATATTGATGAGCTTAGAACAGGCGGTATAGCAAGAATACAGGAGCTTAATGTGGACAGCTTAGATATGACACTACCAGATATGTCAATGCAGATTGGGGATATTACTGGTGGTACAGAGGATATTACAGGAATCACCGTCAAGAAACAGATAACAAATATCATAGCTAAGATAGATGATAACAGCATAGACATTGAATATTCGGTGTCGTAGCGGAAAGGGTGGAAATATGAAGATAATAACAGGAAAAACAGGGAAACCACATGTAACGAGTGCAGATGATAGAGCCTTGCACAGAGCAGAATGGGATGGCGATGGATTTTTGTCGGTCTCCCAGCCACCAGTGCTGGTTAATTCAACGACACTTAGAGTATATCCGTGTGACATTATGTTTCAGGGGTGCCATGCTAGGGTTACAGGTACATATGAAGATCTTACTTTTCCCAGTGGAGAAACAGGTAAAAAGCGAGTTGATATTCTTGTTGCAAGATACACGCTGTCAGAGGAAGGACTTGAGGATATGTCATTGCTGATCTTGACAGGGCAGCCTGTAGAATCCTCACAGGAGCCACAATCACCTGTGTATGAAACTGGCATAATAGCCAATAATGTAAGTGTCGCCGACATGCCGCTTTACAAAATTATACACGATGGAATAAATGCGAGTGGGCCAGTTGCGATTGCATCAACTTTCCCCCCACTTAGTAATAAATATACAAAAGAGGAGTCAGATTCAACGACAGAGAATATCATCCAGGAGATATCGAAAGTCGGAAAAACAGCCGCAAAGGCACAGTCTATTGCAAATGACGCAGCATCAATGGCTGAGGAAGCTATAGGTAGGGCTGAGGAAGCGCAGAGAACAGCAGACACTGCATCATCGAAAGCGGATAATGCACAGAACACGGCAGACAGTGCAAAAACAGATGCTGCTAATGCGCAAAGCTATGCGGAAAAAATTGCAACAAAAAGCCTTGTTATATCTGATATAGTAGGCGCAACAGCGACTATACCAGGAACTGACGCAGGAACGACACTTCAATATGCCGTTGATGTAGAGCTTCCAATGAATACGGGTAGAATATTAGTTATTCCTAAAAATATCCCTAGTGGTGTCACATACATGGGATATGAAGCTTCTTCAATAAATCAGACTACATATTCGATAACTGTAAAAGCAAAAAATACAAACAAAGCAGATTCAAATATAAGCTTAGTTGTAGTAGGAGTTGCAAGACCTAAGAATCTTATATAGGGGGTTGAGCATGTATATAAATTTTGAAACAATAATTCAGGTTGGGAAGGTACTTGGAGCTCTTGTACTGATAGGAGGGATACTCATATCAATATATAAATGGTATTCCAGGCAGAATGAACAGGACATAGAGATCAAGAAGTCATATGCTGTTGGTAGGACCGGAACTGTATCTGTAGCATCCGTTCCGACTGGTTTCAGGCCGGTATCGATCGTAGCTGTATCATCCGGTCAGCAGGGACCAGACGGAAACATCTGCATGATGGGTACTACAGTGAAACTTGCAGCAAATGATGAGATATCACTCTCTGGAACATGGCTGACAGGCGATAAATTGACATCTTAATTTAGGAGGATAGAAAGTATGAAAAATGCAATATGTACAACCGCTGGAGCAATAGGCGGTGTGATAGCATCCCTGTTTGGTGGATGGGATGCAGGGCTGGCAACACTGGTCATGTTCATGGCCATAGACTATGTAAGTGGCCTTGTGGTGGCTGGAGTTTTTCACAACAGTAAGAAAACAACGTCAGGAGCCTTAGAGAGTAAGGCAGGATGGAAGGGATTATGTCGTAAGGGCATGTCCCTTTTGTTTGTATTGATAGCCTATAGGCTTGATCTGGCGATAGGCTCAAACTATATCCGGGATGCGGTGATAATAGGGTTCATAGTGAACGAGACCATAAGTATAGTTGAGAACGCTGGTCTCATGGGTGTACCGCTCCCTGAGGTAATCAATAAAGCAATAGACATATTAACATCAAAGAGTGAAGAGAAAGGTGGCGATCAGAATGAACGGAATTGACATCAGTGCATGGCAGGGTGATGCTGGCATCAACCTTGCTAAAGTGCCGTTTGACTTTTGTGTTATCAAGGCGACAGAGGGAACAGACTACAAGAACAGATACTTTGCAGCGCATTGTGATAAAGTTTTGAGTAGAAAAAAACTTCTGGGAGTATACCACTATGCAAATGGCGGAGATCCACAGAAAGAGGCTGACTACTTCCTGGCATACTGCAAGAAGTACATCGGCAAAGCAATCCTCGTACTTGATTGGGAAGCAAGAAACAACCATCTATTTGGTGTCAAGGATCTGGAGTGGTGCTTGCAGTGGTGCAGTTATGTGCAGAAAAAGACAGGCATTAAGCCACTGATATACATCCAGAAGAGCGCTATGGATGCAGTTAAAAAGTCCGGATATGGCTTGTGGATAGCTCAGTACCCAGATTATGTTGAGACCGGATACCAGGAGCACCCATGGAACGAAGGAAAATATAATTGCTTTATCAGGCAGTATACATCTGTTGGCAAGCTTGCAGGATACGCTGGCAGCCTTGACCTCAACAAGGCATATATCAGCGCTGCGAGCTGGAATAAGCTGGCAGGTAAGGCTAAGATCAAGCCTACATCTACGACAGCAAAGAAGAGCGTCAACACGCTGGCTAAAGAGGTGCTGGCGGGCAAGTGGGGCAACGGTACTGATCGTAAGAATAGACTCACAAAGGCTGGATATGATTACAATAAGGTACAGGCAGCAGTCAACAAGCTCGTCAAGGCTTCACAGATGTCAGAGGACAAGATCATCAATGCAGTTGCTCATGAAGTCATCATAGGCAAGTGGGGCAACGGACAGGAGCGTATCAATAGGCTTAAGGCAGCGGGGTATAATCCAACTATAATCCAGAACAAAGTCAATGAGATTTTGAAGTAGAACAGAGAGCCCATCATAGCAATATGGTGGGCTTTTTTTAGGGGCAATTTAGGGGCAATTTAGGGGCAAAAAATTGATTTGCCATGATATGTTATTACACGAAGTACCTTCAAAAAGTAACGTATTTAAGCCATTTTGAGATATTTTGACATATCAATATATTAATTATAAAATAAACAATATGTATAAATGTA